GCAATGTCAGCTTCGATACGGTCAATCTTTTGTGAGTCCTCAGCAGTAAGTCCGCCACGCTTCTCAGCGTCATCCAAAACCTCACGCATTTGTGCGATTAGGTTGTTGCGAACTTCAGCCTGACCCTTGATGAAATCAGACATGATTTCCTTTCAATTAGGTTAGATGAATTGTCTGCCGTGAATAACACAGAACAGGTGGCCGCGCTAACGCTGAACCTGTGAATAAGTTTAGCCAACGCAATATAACGGCGTAAAAGAAAACCCCTGCCGGTAAAGGGTAAGAAAACCAGCAGGGGAAAAGAACTGCGATCTAACGAGTTTCTTTTGCCTCAGTCACACGAACTTCTTTGGCCGGTGCTGATGCCGATGCAATGTCCTTCATCAACTCGGCAATAACGCCGCTGTCAGGTGAACCAGCAATCTCGTTGATTACCTTTATTGCAATTTCGTATTCTTCTTTTGTTGGCATTACATGTCCTTCATTAGCAGGTCTAGTTTCTTCTTCTTCAAGGCGAGAATGTCACCCTGAACTTCTTGCACTTCTTCGGTCTTGGTCAGTTTCGACACAACATCGGTGATGAGTGTTGCCTGTGTTGGGTCTAGGTCTTCGCCCGATTCCAAACGCATCAACGCATCAGCCAACTGATCAGCATCGATGCCGGTGGTTGATCTGACTGCGACTGTGCCAGCCGTGCCTTCGTAGGCTGGTGAACTGACGATGCTGACCTCAAACAAACGCACGGCTTGTAGGGTTCGCACATCGCCCGACCAAGAATCCTTGATAACCGAGAAGCCGAAGCTCATGCTGTCCACAGTCTTAGACCTGATTAGTTCGCTGACATCGCGGCCACGAGTTGTGTTTGCCAGGGTCGCTTCCACCTTCAAACCACGCTCATCCTCAGTCAGTTTCAGAGTGCCACCACGAACCGAAGCCAAAGGCTCACCAGCATCGTGATTCCACAACAGCTTGACCTCGTTGCGCGACTGCAACGAACGCTTGAACGCACCAGGCGCGATGCGCTCAATGAACGGCAACGGCACAGAATCGCTGTTGAACACGGCAGCGTAACCAGTAAAGGTCATGCCAGCAGGTGTTTCACGAATCTCAAAATCTGTGACATTGACACGCTGCTCAGGCTCAGGCTTAGTGCGACCCTCAACCGTGCCGCCCTCAATCTGCGCCTTGATTCTGTGAGCAACATCAACCCACTTAGAACGAACATCAACAGTCATAGCATCTCTTTCTTGCTCTGCTTCAATTCTAGCAACCACCGATTCTGCATAAGCCATAGTGCGTTCAGCAGCTCTCTTACCTGGCCCACTGCCCCACAACAAATGCGCAACAACACCAGCCGAAGGATAGTTCTCAGAAGTCGGGTCAGCATCAGGTGAATCTAAATCGCCCATGTGCCTAGCAATCCAAGCCGCGATGCGAACCCACTTGTCATCGCTCACACGACCCTCAGCCATGTCACGCGCCTCACGCACAGTGCGATCTACAAGACCGTCACCAGCCAAACCCTGCTCATAGTATTCAAGGCCACGGCGAGCAGCTGCTCTCATGTATGCAGGTGCTTCCTGATTTATTGCACGGTCTTCATCTTCATCGCCAAACATTTCGGGTTCAGCAATACGAGTCAAGTCAGCCACAGGCACTGTGCTGATTAGAACAGACTCCACAAAGAAGCCGCCCATGTCCTCATAAATCTTGACCTGAGCCGTGTCACCCTCAACCGAATAAATCTCACCGGTCAAAGTTTCGCCATCAACTTCCCAAGTCACATAATCGCCCACAAGCAAACTGCCAACAGCTGCGCGTTCACCCTCAAACGGTTCATCCGTGGCAATGCTCAAAGCAACAGCGTTATCAATCGCGCCCTGTTTGCTGTCATGGCAGGCAACCAAGTCACCGGTGTCATCAACAACAGCCCAACCCGACTCGCAACCAACACGATCCTTAGCAATGAAATACGGCATCAGGTCACCTTCAAATAACTAACTAAATGGTCTGTTGAACTAGACACAACCCAAACAGAATCGCCAGGCGAAACCTGAATCTCGGTGCTGTCTGTTTTCTCTAAAATCAGGCCGTTAGCCGTAGTCACATCCGAACCGCCCAGATAAAGATTCACCTGATTGTCGTTGTTGTGAATGTGCAACTTGTAAACACTGTTGCTTGTGCCATCAACCTGCACTCTTGTCGTGCCAACAGTTATCTGACCAGAACTAATCGGCATCAGTAAACCGTGCCTGGTGCTGTCGGGTCAATCTGTGCAACAGGTTGCAGCTGAGTCGAAGGAACGCCTGTGTGAGCAATGGAAGGCAAATCAAGCGCAGCCAAAGTTTCAGCAGGGTCGAAACCAACCTGAATAAGCATCTGCGCCATCTTGACCAACTTTTCTTCTTCCACGATGGCCGTCTGCGCAAGGTCAATGTTCGCTAGTGGAACACGGTGCTGGTTGCCATCCTCAACAGGTGACAAGTCTTCTAGTCTGCGCACATCGTTGACAGACATAACACCCGACTGTGTGCCGATGCTGTAAGAAGTCATGCGCGACTGCAAGTCACCACGCAACAAAGCGTTGAAATTGAACTTGATGAACGCCGCTGGTGTTGGCAGCAGTTTGCTGTAACTCCACTCAATCTTTTCAAGAATTGGTCTGAGCGTGTGCGAAATGAACTGCAAGTTGTTTTGCTCAACCGATGCGTAACTGGCCGTGCCAGGAATACCCATCATGTGCAAAGGAATGTTAAACGCGCGCGCCATTTCCTCAACAGCGAACCTGCGAGAATCCAAGAACTGTGCCTGATCGTTAGGAACGCTAGTCGGCTTGTATTGTGCGCCACCCGACAACACACCGGTCTTGTGAGCTTTACGCCAACCACGGTGTCTGCTGTCAAAGCCGTCAACAAGGTTCTTAGCCTGTTCCTGAGTCAACGCACCAGGGAACTCAATAACGCCCTGAGTAGTCGCACCCTGACCAAAGAACCTAGCAGCATACGCCTGCAAAGCCGAAGCCACACCCAACGCATCCTTCAACTTAGTCACGCGAGCAATACCAGTCAACGAACCAGGTTCAGCCAAATCAATGATGTGAATAATGTCATCACTGGTCAAAGTCTTGCCCTCGTTGCCGATAACAAAAGTTTTGCGCCCAATGCTGTTGCGCTTCACCTCAACCGTGTTCGGATCAAGCACCACAAGGTTCACAACCTCGCCATTACGGTCACGGAATACGCGCGTGTAACTGTTGCCATAAACCAGCAACGAAGTCACCAGTGCGCCATAGTGCGCCTGTCTGGTCGTGTCCACATCAGGCTGGTCAACCCAACTAGGCTTCGGCCTATACGGTTGACGGTCACCATCAATGCGAATAAACGCATCACACGGCAAAGTGCTGATCGTGTCGCTGATAAGTGACACAGCTGAAAAGAACGCAACAATCTCAAACGCCGACTGGCCATTGATAGCAACACCAGCGTTCGACTCAATGCCAGGCTCAATGCCCGAACCCCAAACAGTCTGAAAACTGATAGCCCTCTGCTCAAACAACTTATTCAGCATTACTTCTGACCTCGCTCAATCGCCAAACCAAACAACAAAACGCCGACACCGGCAACAACAACACCCAACGGTGGAAACACAACGCCAACACCGATAGCGATTAGTGCTGCACCAGCAGCCTGAAAAATTGTGGCAATCATCTACACGCCTTCACATAAAGAACTCAGGTATAACCTGTGCTTCTAGTTTAGCCGAGGCACGGTCATACGCCGCAATGGCAGCAACAGCACAGTCAATCCTGCGATTACTGTTTCGGTTCTCTTTGACAATGCGCACACCCAGGTTGTCGGCCTTAGTCACAGCGTTAGTGAAATGGCGCGACACCATCGGGTCACCATCGTTAGTCAGTCGCGATTCCGTGACCGCATCATAAAACTTCGCGCAAGCTGTAACCATGCGGCGAGCAGAAGTCGTAGGATATTCAACAATTGGCACTCCTTGATCTTGTAAAACTTCCATTGAACGCTGCCACCTAAAAGGGTCGCAGACAACTTCGCGCACTTTATACGCGGCACAGAACGCCAAAATCTCGTGTTCTGCCTCTTGAATCTCAACACGCCAACTATCGTCAGCACCAACAGGCTTTTCCCAAGCCTTCACCATGAACACATAAGCAGGTTTCTCAGCCGTTGGGATAGTGCAACCGATGATGGCTGTGGTGTCACCACTGAACGAACCATCAAACCCAAGAATGTATTCATCATCAGGGTCAAGGTCGCGAGGGTCAGCCAACCCTTCCCAAACACCTGACGGCAACCAAGACAGCTGCGAACTAACCCACTGGTTCAAACGCTTGGTGCGAAACTCGGCTTCTGGTGTGCGCTTCACAGCAGACTCGAAGTCGGCGCGGCTCACAATGTCATCAAAGCCAGGGTTCGCCACCTGCCACGATTCAGGCAAACGGTGATCTGCCTCAGCCGGTGCTTCCCACCAAGCCATAAAGAAATTCGGGTCAACGATTTCGCCTGTGGCCACACGCTTCCCATACTGATAAAGCGAATACGCAATTGAGTCCTGACCGGTGGCATCAGACTTTACACCAGCAGTCGTAATCGCGACCAGCTGCCCAATCTTGCCACGGTTACCCATCGCCAACGAAAACACATCAAACAGTTCACGGCTCTGGTGCGCGTGTAACTCATCCATAATCACACGGCTAGGGTTCAGACCTTCTTTGGAATACGCCTCAGCACTGACCACGCGAAACACGCTGTTAGTTTCAGGCACAAAGATTGAGTCCTTGTAAATCTGCACCATGTCAGCAAGTTCGCTGCGTTCAACCATGCGCTTCGCTTCACCGAATACGATGCGCGCCTGTTCCTTTTCGGCCGCGACAGCGATGACCTCGCCACCGTTGATGCCCTCACCAAGCAAACTGTAAAGACCAATGGCAGCCGAAGACAACGCCGACTTGCCGTTCTTGCGCGGCATCCCAATCAAAGCAATCTGCGCTTCTAAGCCACCATCAGTATCTCGCGCATAAAGGCGTTTCAGCAGTTCCTTCTGCCAGTCACGAAGGCGCAACGCATCACCAGCACGACCAGCAATGCCATCCTTGCCAACAGACCCAAACGCCTCAGCAAACAGACCAGCGAACTCGCCATCGCCACGATCCATCGACACCTGGTCAACCGGTGTGAGCCAGGCTGGTGGCCAACTAGCCATCTTGCTTCTTAGCCTTCAACGCCATCAGCTCTTCCAACTTCGATTTAGTCTTCGTGCTGATAAGACCAAGCCTGGTTCGGTCAGCCGGTGTAAACCCAAGCAGGCTCAGATTCTTCACAATCAACATCTCAACATCATTCAGCTGCTTAGTCATGTGCCACTCGTCAGGATGAGCCGACACATAGTCGCGCAAAGTTTCGCGCCGGTCAATCTGTTCAGCAATCAACTGCACCAGCTGCGTGTCCGTCTTAATGCTGATCCACAACTCGCCAACACCAAACACCGAATCCCAAAACACTTTGCCGTGTTCCTTCAACGGTCGCAACGGCTCACGATAGCCATACTCCAAAGGCGCGATGCCATCATTCGTGCGAATAGGCCGCTTACCAGGATTGCCCTGCAACAGCCTCAATTCGGCAGGCTTAGGTTGATTAGCCAAAACACACCATCCCTTTGCTCAAAGTCCGTTAGAACGCCACACAGCGCCATACAAGACTAACCCAGAAACTGCCCAACTGCGTAGGTGTGCGTAAAAGTGAGGTCGGGGTGTTCTTCGTGGTGTTTCCATAGGAATTGATG